ACTTCCTACTGGAAATATTATATTATTCCGTGCTCCAATGGAAGTCACTCTAAATCTTATTGATCTAGAGGATTCATTAAACCAGGATTATATTTACAGTGAGGATGCAATCAATTTATGCTGGGAAATCCCTAATCTTGATCCATTAGGAGCTGTATTTTTTCAGAGACTATTTAACACACAACTCGCACAAGTATTATACAAGTTAATTCAGAAGCCAATTGCAGTTGATGGTGATGATTTGATTGTATTTGATCTAGAAATGCCAAAAACCAATAAATTCGTAGAAGGTGGGAGAGGGAAGTGCTCTGTAAGTATTGCATATTCAAAGAACAATGTAGCAATTGGACATACAGGAATTAATATTATTGCAGGACCTAAAGCACCAGACTTTGCATACTCTACAAAACTTACAAATGAGCAATTACAAACATTCTGTAATGATGCGATGATGACATTTTATACTATTACTCATGATTCCTTCGTGGCTTGCACGAAGATTTGCGTATGACAATATTTGATTACTTGAGATCAATTTTACATACAAAAGATGTAATTACAGATACAGAGGAATACAACAATTTTATGACAAATAGGTGGATATCGATGTCAACACCTATGAATGCATTAATATTGAATGAGAGTGTAAATAAGAATTTTGTGTTACAAAAAGACGAGCATTACAATTTTTTATTAAATATTATACCACAAATGAGATTCAAAAAGGTGGAATATATAAAGAAGCAAAAGGAAAAATTGGAAAAAAAAGAAAAAGACGATATAATTCCCAAAATTGCAGAAATATTAGAAATATCGCAACGAGAAGTACGAGAATCACAAGAATTTATTAAATATTTATGTGAAATTCCAGAAAATAGTTAGTCTAGTACTTGAAGCACGAGATTTTGATCTCAGAAAAATTCAAGCATTAACCGGGCCCAAGGGGATGCCTCAACAGAGCGCACTTCATGGTCTCGGTTTTTTTAAGCCTGAAGATCAAACGTCTCGTAAAATGTATGATCCAAGTCATAAAGATAAACATGACGTATTAGGATCTGTAATTAATCCAAAACCTGTAAGAGAAACAGAGAAAATCGTATATGACGGGATGATGATTGCTATTAGTGATCCAGATTCTAAAAAGATTGTAGAAGATATTCTAGAAAAGTATCTTACAATATATCAAGATATGGAGTCTGAATTACGTGAGCAGGCTCGATTAGGAGTAAAATTAGATAATAGTAGAAAATCATTACAACGAGAAACTGATTTATCATATGAAAAACGTGATGCTGATAAATTGAGGAAGCTTAGTAATGATATTGATGAATTAGAAAGTCAGTTTGATAATTGTGATATAAAGATCCAAGGTTTTTGCAAATTAATGGATAAAATGGAAGATCCAGAACTTAATGATGAAAAAGGACACTATAAAAATGTAGAACTTGGAGAAGTATATACAAAAATATATGAAGCAGTTAATGTAGCTTTAAAACATATTATTGAAAAAGCACAGGAAGGACTGCCAATAGATAAAAAGAAGGATATTACTGCATTAGTAGAAGCATTAGAGCCAATATATAAAGATGGTGCTGCAGATGTAATAGATTGTCTTATTGCATATCGTACAAAAGGTGGAGTAAATGCTATTGCTGCCTTAAAGAAATTTAAAGAAAATGTAATTGCAAAACGAGAAGATGCAAAAGCCGGAGTATCTAAAGGTTATATGAAATTTGATCCTGTAATGGCTTTAGGATATGTATTAAGATTTGTTAGTGCAAAAGCAGAAGTAATTGCAAGTGCATCAAATACTCCTGTAACTAATATTGCAGGACCAAAATTTGAAAAGCGAGCAGATCCAAAGTTAGAAGCAGTAATTTCATTGATTAAACAAGATAAATCAAAGAGAGATAGAAAGACTTTGCTAGCTGCAATGGAGAAATTAACTCATATCGAGGGAACAGACGAAGCTCAAGATATCCTACGTAGATACTTAGATGGAGTTTCTGGTATTACGGAAGGAAGTGTAATTTCTGCAATTAGAAGATCACAAGTTGCATAAATATAGATATCTATATGTCGAACTCAAACTCGTGTACATTTACGCCAATTTCGGCATTTCAAAGTACTAATCTTAATAGTAAAATTGATTCTTTCTGTCGTCTTGCTGATCGTTTGACAAGGAGTTTAGGTGCACCAGTAGTAACAGTAGAATTACATCAAGATCAGATATTTGAAAACATATCGAGAGCAGCAGAGATGTTTTCAAAGTATGCTGGATACACAAAGGAATATCTTATATTTGATTCTCGATTATACGAGCACAGAAAAGGTATCAGATTAGACAAATTATTCACACTTGCTGATAATATTACAGATGTTCAAGATAAACTGCAAGGGAGAACTAATTCTCCTGAAACTAGTTATTATATAACAAATTCAGATACTGTATATCAAACAATTTCAGCAATTCCTAATGCATGGATTACAGCATTACCAACAGTATCTGGATTATTTGCAGGTACGACAGATCCAGATGGAAAGCCCATTAATGGAATTTTTAACGGGCAATTATTGGATTCAATTACATATACTAATGTAGTAACATCATTTCAAGCACATTCGATCCTATCTGCTGTACCAATTACTCTATATTTTCAACAATCTTATGAGCAAGGAATTACTACAGGAGGAAATTGTATACCTGATAATAATGTTAAGTACTTTAGTAATGTATATGACTATGACTGTATGAGTTACCGTCGTGTAATTGATGTTATTGATTTTGATGAAGGATCAACTAGTGGTATTAATACATTATTTACAATTGAACAGACATTAGCGCAACAAACATATTTTAGTTATGCAATGGGCAATTATGGATTTGATCTAATCTCATGGTATGTATTAAAAGACTGGATGAAAGTCAGAGAGAAAATGCTTGCTACAAAGCAAAGTACAAAATTTAATGAGAGAACACAATATTTACAGATGTGGCCAGAACCAAATCCACAAAATCGATTTTTTGGAGTTATATCTTGCTATGTAGAAAAACCGTTAAGGGATATTATTAAAGAGCAATGGGTAATGTTATATGCTTTAGCACTTTGTAAAATGAATTTAGCACAGAATCGTGGAAAATTTCAGAGTATTGCTCTCTTCGGTGGTCAAATGTTTAATTCTGGAGATCTAATGGCTCAAGGAACTGCTGAATGTAAAGAGTTAATGGATCAGTTACTTACTGGTGCTTGTGCAGGAATGGGAGATGCAGATCCTTGTTTATTCTTCGTTTCCTAAATAATAATTATAGTTATAGATATGTGTGAATCTCTCACAAATATAATTAAATTCGTTCAGCAATAGATAACCTATAAGCACTGAATAAATAGATACATAATGGGTAACTACACACAAGATGATGGGCGGAGTAGCACATTTGGCAGAAACATGATGTCATATATTGCTAATAAGCTGCCATACGCTAGTAATCTCGCTAATCCAGCAGCAGAAGACCTTAATCCTAAGTACAAATACTTTGAGGGTATTGGTACGCATCGAGCAGAAATATTATCAAAGCATTCTATTACTCAATCTAATGAATATAACGCTATGGGAGCCGGTGAAATTCACGGGGACCAGCGATATAATCAGGTGATGTATGCGAACATTCAAAAAGATAAGGGAGCACGTATACGCGACTATAGGATAATTGCTGCTTATGCGGAAGTTGCTGATGCTTTAGATGAAATCTGTGATGAATCTATCAATAAAGATGAATATGGACAATGTTCAAAGTTAGTATTCAAAAACTGTGAGCTTACAGATTTTCAAAAGGATGAATTAAAGAAAGAATACAACAAATATATTCAATATTTTGATTTAGAGAATAAAGGATGGGAATATATTAGACAACTTCTCGTAGAAGGGGAGATATTTTGGGAGCATATCATCCATAAAGATCATATTAACGAAGGAATTCTAGGAGTTGTACAAGTTCCGTGTGATCTTGTAGATCCAATTTATTCTAATATTCAGAATGTTATGTGTAAAGGATTCTTATATAGAAAACCTATATTTGATCCTAATAATCCAATGAAACAGCTCAAAGTAGAGTTTATTCCAATGGAGAAGAGTCAAGTTACATATATTAATTCTGGAATCTGGAATGAGAATAGAACAATGCGACTACCATTCATTGAGAATTGTCGTAGAGCATATCGACAATTGTCATTAATTGAGGACTCCATTGTAATTCAAAGATTAGTTCGTGCTCCTGCAAGATTAGTATTCAATGTTGATGTTGGAAATATGCCTGCACCGAAAGCAGAAGCATATATAAAGAAATTGATATCAAATTATTGGAGTTCAAAAACTTTTGATAATAATCAGAATTCGATGGTACAGAAAACTCAAGTTCAATCTCAACTTGATTCATATTGGTTTGCAAAAAGAGCAGGATCTACTGGTACAGATGTCAGACAATTAGAAGGTGGTGCAAGTTTTCAAGCACTCGATGATTTATATTTCTTTGTTAAAAAACTATATAAAGCCTTAAAGGTACCTACAACGAGATTAGATCCAAATGATGCATTCCGTGATGGTCAGGACATGCTTCGAGAGGAGCTAAAGTTTGCCCGTTTTGTAATTAGGTTACAGCAACATGTTGCAGCTGGATTGACTGATGGCTTAGTAACACATCTGCAACTCAAGGGATTGTGGCAGGAATACGGATTAAAAGAGCAGAATATTGGTATTGAATTCAATGTTCCTACAAATTTCTATGAGCTCCGTGAGAATCAGAAATTAGAATTAAAGTTAAACAATTTCAATTCATTACTCGCCAATGCATCTATTGCACCAACATTTGGTCAGAAGAAGATTTTAGGTTGGTCTGATACTGATATTCTAGCAAACCGAGAATTTCTGCGTAAGGATAAAGAGCTTGTATGGGAACTAACACAAATAGAGCAACTAGGACCAAAATGGAAGGAGATTGCAGCGGCACAAGCTCAAGCTGGTGGAGAAGTATCAGAAGGTGGAGAGGGTGTGGGAGCTCCAGGCTTTGGTCCAGGTTCTATGCCGCCAAGTT